AAATAAAAATCTACCTGGGTGCGGCTCTGGTGGAGGCGGTGCATTTGGATCTGGTGGCGGAGGTGGGGGCGTGTCTGGATTTTCTTTCCATGTAGGTAAATTTAAAATACGCCAATCATTGCCACTATAGTCATAAAATGTATCTTGTTTAGCACCTGGACCTAATAGTTTTTTGTACATGGTTTTTATTGCAATATTAACACCCCAGTAGTCTTGTACTGTACTATGCTTATATACTGTTCTAAGCCTCTCTGCTAACAGTTCTAATCTAGGTAAGTAATCTTTTACACCTGCTAATTGATAACTTGTATATACTGAGTCTTTTATTTCTTCTGCAATTTCTATAAGCGAGTCTTCGTCCATTGATTGTGGGTGGTAACTGATAACTAAGTCATCAATTAAATGCTTTGCTTTCTTCCACCAATTAACAGTTCTACTACCGTTTGTGAATACAATATTATGTCCGTTATATTCTCTTACCTTTTCTAGTATTTCAATAAAGCCTGGTATTACTGTAACTTCGCCACCTATGAATTCAAAGTTTACTACTTTATCTTGCTCTTGATAGTGCTGGCATATTTTTTGTACTATGTCAACATACATGCGTGTATCGTGCCAACCTAAACTGCCATCGTGTAATTGTGTAGGACAGTACTCGCACTCAAAGTTACAACTATTACCCATGCTCCATTGGATGGTAATATCTTTGGGTAGGTGTTCGGGTCGAGGTCCGTGTACTTTAGTTGGATACATCTAGTTCCTTGGTTACATAAATATTAGGTCCAAATTCCATGCCTTCATCAAAGAAGTCGCCTACAGTTTCAAAGCCAAACTTTGTATATGCCGGTAGGGCACTTTTACGAGGTATACTCCAAATCATATTACATCCTTCATTTCTTGCTTGTTTTTCTGTTGCGTCAAAAAGCATTTTAGATACTCCTTTTTTTCTATGGTCAGGATGTACCCATATACCCCTACTTCTATAGATATTATCTTTTGTTCTATGACCACTATTAACTCCAATAACACGGCCATTGTGAAATACGCCAAAAAACGAAGGAGTATAATCAAATATATCCATATCAAATTCTAGTGGATTGCCATCATAAGGCCATGTCATTGCACTATGGGTTTCTATTGGACTCACTCTATTTTGCCATAAATGTTTTTGCCATATATGACAAATAGTTTCAAATGATATATTGGTTGTTTCCACAGTAGTATTTATTTTGTACAGTCAAAAAAATAGGCTGTTCCCAGCCTACTTTTTATTATAAATTAATTTTATTTTAACTGTCTACCTGCATATTGACCTGAACCATAAACAACTTCACTTAATGTGCCGCCATCGTTTACAAAGTATGTTTCATTGCCTGCAGTTCTTTCATCTTCTGTAATTTCACTACCACCAAACAAACTTACTGAAAAATGTCTGTTGTATTTGGTATTATCGTTTTTGGTTGCTGTAAGGATAAAGTTATAAATGGTTGTGTTGCTCATAGTACCTGTTACACTAGTATCTGCTGTAATATTCCAACCTGCTGATGCATTACCACTTAAAGTTAATGCTGGAGGCATAGCGGCAAACTCTGAACCAGAAATATCTGTTACAGTATTTGCTACATCTAAACTAATATTAATATCGCCTGCTCCTGTTAATAGGAAGTCACCTAAATTACCAGCGGCTGTATTCCAAACAGTTGCATAATATTCGTTTTCTGCAAACACGATGTTATTTGGTGTACTACTGTATAATGCTGGATCTTGGAAAAGTAGTCCAGTTAATGATTGCTCGATAATTAGTTCTTTGAGTGCATTTGCTGTTGCTCTAGCACTTCCAAATCTTTGTGAAGACATAGCACCCATACCTGCAACTATGGCACAAGATATACTTGTTCCACTACCTGTAGTTTTTAAGTCATCGCCTGTAACGCCTGTATAATCGCTGTCATTTATTCTATTGCTGATGTCTGCATAGTTTACTGCAACACCTGGAGCAAATACATCAACTTCTTCACCACCGTTTGTTTGTAGTCCAGTACCTTGTTCTACGATAGCACCTGCATCATTTGAGAATGAAGGTACGTTATCTGAACTGTCACTTGCGCCTACTGTTAAAATTTCATTGATACCGCTTGGTGAATAATTATCAACATCAGCACCATTATTACCTGCCGCGGCAACCATTAAGAAGCCTTCGCGATTTTGCATTAAGGAAACATATCTGTCTAGTACTTGTGATTTTGGAAAACTCCATGCCATGCATACAGTTGGTGTATTAGTATAAGTTGACCCACTGCCATCAAGAAAGTTAATGTCTGCTACTCTTATTGCTTTAAAGGCATTTAGTACATTTTCTAATTTGATAGCACCGCCATCTACTGAAGGGTCGGAAATTTTAGCAATTCCTATTGTGGCATCTCCGGCTACACCGTATGTAGCACCATTGATTAAACTAGCCATTGCTGTTCCATGACCGTGTTTGTCTGATGTATCAAAATCTGTACCGGCGTTGCCGTCTTCTATAAATTCAGCAAATCCACCGGGTGATTCTAATACTGAATATATAGGTTCAAAACTTTTTCCTGAGAACTCTGGGTGACCTTGGTCAACACCACTGTCCATTAAATATACCATTGAGCCGGAGCCTGTATATACAGGATCAAATGTTGTCCTTAGTGGTAAGTTTCTAGTTACTATTCTTTGTTTGTGCCATTCGCTTGTTGCTTCACTAATTAATAGTGTGGCATCTGCTTGGTCTGTTACATTTTCTGATGCAACGTAACCTGAAAGTGATGAAATGCTACTTATGTTAGTCTCGTCAATATCTATCTTGTACATACCAGACTTAGCATGATCAAAACTACTATCTATTGTTGCACCTGCACCCGTTAGTGCAGATTCTGTCCCAGACTGGTTAAAAGTAACAGAATCACCATCTATGTGTTCGTGTTCAAACGATACGATATATGATTTAACAGCCATTTTATTATCCCTTTAATATGTTTATAATTAATAAATCCTTAAACTTGTCAATGTTGCGTTTTAGCAATGGTTGTCTAAAATGTTTATCGAACACTTGCAGATAAGGATCGTTACCTATATATTTATCTGCATACCAAGATTTCAGTGCCTCAAAACCAGTGAATTTGACAGCCTTATGGCCAACTGTATCAAAAATATTTTTATATAATTGTATTTTGATGTTGTATTCCTGATCCCATGCATCTACGCCTGCTCCTCGCGATACATCTCTTTTATATTTGCTATTTAACTTTTTATACACATTTGTAGATAATTGATCTATAAAATGATGACTTCTATAAAAATTAAATATACTATTGTCGTTTCTTAAATCTAGAGCATATCTATAAGACAAGTACTTTGTACTTAATCTATCAACTGATACATTGTTATTTATACTGCCATTTGGTGCACTTGATGTTTCTATTATAGGCCCGTCTATTGATTCAAATGCTTTTAATAATGGTAAAAACTGTGGAGTAACGCAATGATATTTTTGTGCTGTTTCTAAAAAATCGCCACTATCAAAAAACTTTAAAATATCAAAATCTATTGTTACAACATCGTCAGCAATATTTTTTATTTCATAATCGTTGAATACTGTGCCCTGCGATTTGTATCGTATACAATACGGTTTAAACGCAATGTCCTTGCGTTTAAGCACGTTATATAATGTGGTGCTATCAATACCACCACTTATGAAAACATTATGAGGTATTGACTCTAACTTTTCTCTATATACCTTTTCGAATAGGTCATCAAAGTTTTTATAATTAAGATCTTTTTTTACAGTGGAGACAATGTACTCGTAACTGTCGTCAAACTCCGATAAAGTTTTGTTTGTATTTGCTCGAGTAGTTAATGCTTTTTGTCGCTCAATTTCGCCACCAAGATATAGAATGTCTTTTTTGTATTCTCTAAGTTCGGTCTTATCTATGTCGTCACGCAAAACTTTGAAATATTTGCGTTCGTCTAGTTCACATTTGTTATTAAATAGTTTATCCAATGTTTACTTTACTTGCGCCACCGGATATTTCGTGCATACAAGTAGCACTATCAGTCCCGGATCTTGCGGCCGGTTTACCTTCTATATTTACTTTACCAGAACCAGTTGCTACTGTTGGATTGGAATGAGGGGAATCTCCATGAGCCGTTACTATATCGTCTTTTCGTGCAGGAATAATACCTTCTATTTTGGTTCTTGATGCAGAGGCTTGTATAGGCCCTCCTGCTATTGATATTCCATCTAGTGCGGCTTTTGGCATAGTAATATTATTTATCATAATAAATACATGTATGAAACTAGAATGGACCCACAATCAAGCAGAAGGTTTTGTTTATTGCAAAATAGACAATATTATGTACAAGTCATATAACGGTGGCGACAACATACTTAAGATTACCGACGGCAACGAAGTTGCTAATATGGGCAAATATGATGTAGGAGACCCATGGGAAAATGAAAAGAAATGGATTAGTGATAATTATTCAGATAGATTCGGTGTATATCAGCCTTTAACGGCTGGTCCACAGGAAATGGAACAATGGCATAATGACCACCCTGAATATACTGAGGCATTTCCTGCCTATGGTTTATTTGAAGGTAGATATTTAGATCGCTTACAGAGAGATACTAATGTGCAAGTTGGTAAAGATATGATAACAGTAATACAAGACCCTGCTAAAAAACTTCATATCGAATGGGACAAACACGGTACTGACAAGTTCTATAGAAGAGAATGGTGCGAAGAAAATAACAGTTTTTACAATGTGCAACCTTGTTGTGTATTTCCAAACAATCCCGGTAGAACAGAACTAAGTGAAGAAGAAAAACAATCTTTAATTGCTGAACACCGTTTGGATTTGTCTACTATTTAAGCCTTTGCTAAAGTTATTCCTGTAGTGCCTTCTAGATATTGATCAGCAAGATCTTTTAGTGTATCCATAGTGCAAAACACTTTATCATTTGAAATAGTAATTTCTTTAGAAGCATCAGCACTAAACAACCACGGCATTAATCCTAATCCTTGTTGAGTAATTTGTACTGCCATAGGTTTTTCTATTGTGATACCATTTTCATCTTGACTGATAAAACGTGTAATGATTTCTGTATCGCTGGTTAATTTGATTGTGACAACGTCACCTTTTGTATGAGATTTATTTACTAACATGTGTTCCTCTGTGTGTGAATATTTATATTATAATGAAAAGCCGCTAAAGGATTCTTTGTCGACATCTTGTTTTGTACCACCAATTACATAACTGCTTATTTCAGTTTCTTGTGGTGCTACTTGAACTTCGCCACCTGTAATCCATGCTTGTGTCCAAGGTAACGGATTAGTTCCAGTGTTAAAAATTTTTTCTTGCCCTACGGCATGCATTCTTTTACCTGCAATGTATTCTACATATTGTTTTAATAGTTCTGCATTTAATCCAATAATACTACCATCTTTAAACAAATAGTCCGCCCATTTCTTTTCTTGCTCAACTGCATCTAAAAATAATTGTGTACAGTCATCATAGGTTTCTTTGGATATTTTTTCAAAGTCCTTATCTTCACGCGGTAAAAGTTTTAGCATTTGTTGTGTACTTGCCAGGTGAACATTTTCATCTCTAGCAATAAGTTTTATAATCTTAGCATTACCTTCCATTTTCTTAAGTTCAGCAAATGCCCAACTACAAGCAAAAGATACATAAAAACGTACACCTTCTAAAATGTTTACACTCATTAAACACATCCAAATACGTCTCTTGTGTTCATACTCGCTGTATTTAGAACTGCCGTTTTCTCTAAGTCTGTTATACTCAATTAATGAATCGTAGTATTGTGTTATACTGTCTGAACAATCAATGATTTCTTTAATGCTCATCATTTCATCAAACACTTTACTAGGATCTGGGTACACATTTCTAATAATATGTGTATAACTTTTACTGTGGATTGTTTCACTGAATGCCCAAGTTTCAATCCAAGTTTCTAATTCTGGTAGACTGACAATTGGCAGTAACGCCAAGTTAGGTGATCGTCCTTGTACACTATCTAACAGTATTTGTCTTTTTAAATTACTAGTAAAGATGTGTTGTTCAAAGTCTGTTAAGTCTTTAAAATCCTTGCTGTCTTTGGTAATGTCAACTTCTTCTGGACGCCAAAAGAACCCTAACTGTTTTTCTGTGAGTTTATCAAACTGTCTATATTTTAAAACATCAAATCGCTGAATGCCCATGTCTTCTGATAAAAACATTTTACTTTTGTCAGTATATTTTGATTTAGTATTAAGTACGCTCATTAAATTTTACAACTCTCACAGTCTTCGTCATCGATTTCCCCCATTGGCAAATCTTCTAATTTGTCATCTTTGTTAATATCAATTTCACCTTGGCCATCGTATGTGTTATTATAGTATAACTGTTTGCCGCCATACTTATAAAACATTAGGAGGTCCTGAATCAGTACGCTCATTGGTACTTTTTCGTCTTCATAGTGTTCTGGATTATACGATGTATTTACCGAAATACCTTGGTCTATGTACTTTTGTAATACCGCCATTATTTTTAAATAGCCTTGCGGAGACTTTTGGTCCCATAACAAGTCGTATTTGTTTTTGTAGTAAGGAAAGCCTGGTACTACTTGTTTTAATACGCCGTGTTTACTTTGCTTAATACTGATATATCCACGTGGTGGTTCAATACCATTTGTGCTATTACTAATCTGTGCGGATGTTTCAGCAGGCATAAGTGCCATTAACGTACTGTTTCTTATACCATGTTCTACTAGATTCTTTCTTAGTTCTTTCCAATTCTGTCTTTCTTTGTGTTTAACTAGTTCATCTAAATCTTTTTTGTATGTTTGGTTAGGAGTAATACCGTGTCCGTATTTTGTTTCCATTGACTTAGGACAAGCACCTTTTTCCATTGCTAGTTTATTACTGGCTTTGATTAAACTGTAACTCCATGCTTCTGCCCACTCATCAATTAATTCTAAGTTAGGCTCTTGATATGTCATGTCGTGTTTAACCATCCAATAAGCAAAGTTAATAATACCAATACCTAATGGACGTCTATTCATTGTGCTGAGTTCAGCCGCTAACACAGGATACTGTTGATAGTCTAATAACTCATCTAACCCTCTAACTGCTAACTTACATACTTTGTTCATTTCTTCAAAGTCTTTGATAACACCCCAATTTACTGCACTTAATGTACACAAACTGATTTCACCTTCCTTATCATTAATATGTGAAAGCGGTTTAGTCGGTAAATTAATTTCACAACATAAATTACTTTGTCTAATTGGTGCTAAGTCTTCTATAAATGCTCCATGGGTATTAGCATGGTCAACATTCATTAAATAAATTCTTCCTGTATCTTTACGTTCTTGAACAAACGAACTAAACAATTCAATGGCAGGAATAGACTTTTTCCTAATACTTGTTTTACGTTCTGCCGCTTCATATAATTCTTTAAATTTATCTTGGTTGGTAAAGAATGAATCATATAAACCAGGAACATCTTTAGGCGAGAACAATGTAATATTGCCACCACTAATAAGTCTTTCGTACATTAATTTGTTAAACTGTACACCGTAGTCCATGTGCCTTACACGGTTATCTTCTGTACCTTTGTTGTTCTTTAATACTAGTAAGTCTTCAACTTCTAAATGCCAAATAGGATAGTATAGTGTAGCCGCTCCACCTCTTACTCCACCTTGTGAGCAAGACTTAACTGCTGATTGGAATAGTTTGTAGAAGGGAATAACTCCTGTGTGAGTTGCGTCTCCACTCCTAATCTTAGAACCAATTGCTCTAATACTACCTGCACCTATACCAATGCCTGCCTTTTGACTTACATACTTAACTACAGCACTAGACGTTGCGTTAATGCTATCCAAACTGTCATCAGTTTCAATGAGTACGCAACTGCTAAATTGTCTTTGTGGTGTACGCACACCTGCCATTACTGGTGTAGGTAAACTAATTCTAAATGTACTAATAGCATCGTAGTATGCTTTCACATACGCCATTCTTTTCTTAGCAGGGTACTTACTAAACAATGTAGCCGCTATCATCATATATGCTACCTGTGGTGTTTCGAATATTTCGCCTGTACTTCTGTTTTGTACTAGGTACTTGCCACGGAATTGTTCCATAGCCGCATAGGTTAAATCTTCATCTCTGTCATGCTTAATATAAGATTGCAATACATTGATTTCTTCTTTTGTGTATAGTTCTACAAATTCTGGATCATAAAAACCAGCATCAATATTTTTTTGTACAATATCACAAAGACATGGTGGTTCAAATGTGTTGTATACTTGCTTACGCAAATGGTAATTGATTAATCTACCAGCAACATATTGATAGTTTGGTGTTTCTTCTGATATAAGATCTGCTGTACTTTTAATCAAAGTTTCTTGTATATCAGTTGAATTAATGCCGTCATAGAATTGTATCCGGCTGTTGATTTCTACTTGTGATGCACTTACTCCAGTGAGGTTTTCTACTGCATACATCACAACCTTGTGTAATTTGTCAATGTTTAGGTCTTCTTTAGTGCCGTCTCTCTTTGTAACTTTCATAAATCTTTGTGAGTTTTTCCTGTCTAATAATTTCTCTAACTGTTATGTAATTATCAAAATTTTCAATATTTACACTTGTATCCGGTAAAACGTTATAATAACATACTCCGTCAAAAAACACAAGTCCTTCTTCAAAAATTTCTTTATTTTCTGCTACAATCCACCTAACATTTTTTGTATCTATATATTCTAATTGTGCTAGTGTATGGTATAATAAAATTGCTTTACCACTTACACAAAACAAGCCTTGGTCTAATATTTCCCATGGTGTGGGCCAATGACTAGGAGTATAGTAATCAAAAGTTCTACTTATTGGTTTTATACAATTGATGTATTGTAACACATTTTCCAGTGTTGGGCGACCGTTTTTATAGTCTCGCCATATAGATAATCGTTGCTGGGGATTTGTTATTTGGTCAAGCAATTATCCCAACCATTTTCTGACTAGATATTTAAATGTGGCTGGTCTTGTTGTTCCATCTGATAAATTATTTGTTGCTCTTAATTTCATTGTATTTGATACGCCGTCCCATACTGCACTTAAATCAAATGTAGTTGAGCCAAAACCGTTTTGCATCACAGCACCAGTGTCATTAAGTGTTGCGTCTGCAAGTACACTACTGCCTGTCATGTGTACTGTTCCAGTTCTAGTATACGCATTACCAGAACCACCGGATGCTCTTACTGAATATTCTATAATGGCACTATCGACATCTGAAACTTGGAACGATGCAATATCGGTTGTTGCACCTGCTAGACATGTTTTTGGTATTGCTTCGAATAATGAATTAGCGGAACCTGTTAATAGAACAGCATAGTCGTCTTGTGTTAATAATCTTTGATTGGTTTTGATATTTGTTAATCCAGTGATATCTGCATTTGCACTTGCACCAAATATTTTATTTGTTATTGTTGAAAAATTTTCTGCTTCTTGATTACCTGTAAAAGTTAATGTTAAGTTTTCACTACTAGTAGATGGTGTATACTTACTAATTCTAGTTGCACCTGAATTAAATTTATTGCCAACCTGCGCCGCTACAAACATGTTAAACGCAGGGTCATTTAATGAGCCATGAATCCAGTTTTCTAATTGACCTTTGATTGAATTATCTGCCTTGGTATATGTTGCATTTGGCGTTAATGATAATTCTGTGGCATCTGTGCTATCGGTAAATCTAACTTGAAACTGACTATCACAAGAAATAAAGAATTGATTTTCTGTACCTGCTACTTTTGATGCTCTAAATGTTGCATCATTATTAATTGTGCTGACAACTAAATCTAAATTACTTGCACTACTTAGATTAATCTGAGAAGTAATATTAGCATTAGCGTCTCCGGTGGGTGCGGCTTCTAAAATTATATCAGTTAATGTCAAAGTTGATGGTGAAGCCACCGTGCCTGAATCTGCAAAAACTTCTGTGTGTTTATTTTCTAAACCAATAAATGCTGTGCCTACTTCGTAATCTGATCTGATATATGCATTATTAAATTGTCTAAAACTAGCAACACTTTTTGCTTCATAGAATCCTGTTGTGGAAGTAGTCCCTATAACACCTGTATCAAACATTGCACTAATTATATCTGCATTACTATAATAATTTATTGTGATATCATCTGTACCAGTTGGATTATTGCCGAATGTTATGGTAGTGTTTTGACCTGTACTTGTTGGCGAAGATACAAAAAATTCGTTATTAAGCAAGTTAGCCGCAGTTCTTGTGGCATTTGTACTTAATGCAACTCCATTTTTAGCACCTGTAAAATCTGTTGATTCAAATGCATTGGAATCAAACACGTTTTTAATATTTCCTGTTGTTATACTTGCATTAAATACAGGTTCTCCGTGTGCTTGACCGCTACTGCCACTGCCAGTGACTATAAAAGTTGTGTTATTTGCAGTACCGTTAAAAGTTCCTGTAGGGAATCTTTTACTAGGCATGATAAGTCTTACAAAATTATTATTTAGATATGAATTAGCATAATTAAAGCCTTCTGCTATATTATTAACTGAAACAACATTTGCATTTTGAGCCGTGACTCCTATCTTAGGATCTAAGCCTATGAATACTTCTTTGCTGTCTGATGCTAATGCTATCTCCCCCGCTCGTAAGGGTTGAGGTAAATCTATACGATTACCTCTGCGTTGTTGCATTCGTGATATAATTATTTCTTTTTCTGCCATACAACTATTTATCTTTTTTGTTTACTTTGCAGATAAACGTATGCTAGACTTTTTGTGCATCAACTTTTCCATAGTAATCAGCCAATCTTTCGGCCCACTTACCACAGTACTTGTCAAATTCTTCACCTTCAATAATGAATTCTTTAAATTTGGATTCTCTGTCTACCATGAGTATAACTACTTTTCGTATCTTTGTTTCGAACATTTCATTATGTGCTAATGCGTATGCACATCCTTGCATAAAGTAGTCTTCGATCCATTCGCGTTTTTTAATTTTTTTAGCAGTTTTAAAATCGATAATAGCATGTTCGCCTTCGTATATACCGATAGCATCTGACGTACCTGCATATAATCCTTTGGCAATTAAGGCTACTTCAACACCCCATAGTTCATCTATTTTAGTTAATCCATTGTCGATCATTTCTGACGTCATTGATTCTGCTAACACACTAACATGATTATTACCAAAGGTGTTCCATTCCTCGCCAAGTATATACTTTTCTAATGCATTATGGACTTTGGTACCAAGGCCTGCGGCTTCTGTGCTTATGCGAGTTGCTTCTGCATCTCCTACACGTTTACGCCAGGCAATCAATGCCGACTTGTCTCCTGTATCTGATAGGATGGTTGTGACACTAGGTACAGGCTTGTTGTCATCACCAGTGTATTGGCGTTGTCCTGACTTTGCTGTAACTCTTTTTAATTGGGGGTAATTGTATTTGTTTTCTAAAAGGCTTTCTGCTACCACTTGATTGTCCACTGAATTGTATTTCCGGTTGATGAATTTGTAGTAATATTTACCGAATACCCTTTGTCAGTGAAATGTTTTTTGACTGTACTGATTTGATCAGTTATAGTAGTGTTAGTTGTTATGCCATTGTAGGCTTGGTAATAAGAAGTATTACCAGTCATTGTTGTTCCTGTTGATTGTATTAGTTGCAATGAACCTGCACTTATGTTTGATAAGACATTGGCTTCGAGTGCTCTGACTTCATTAAGAATTACAACACTATCTCGGCTTCTTCTACGAGCCTCTGTTGCGTTTATAAAAATACTATCAGACATTTAGTTCATCTCCTATGCCTTGGTTAGCGGCCGATGTTGCCAAGTTAGAAACATTATTTTCCATGTCTTCTGGTTCTGGTACCATTTCGTCTGGCACATTTCCAGGTGTATTAAATTCTATTTCTGAATTGTCTACGTTTGCAATTAAGTTTTCAAACTCTGGTGACTCTAAAATTAATCTAAGCATTGCTTTTGAAATTGGAATACCTAAATTGTTTACTTCTTCTACAAATGCATCAAGACTTGCAGACTGCACACCACCGTCTATTTTGTTAATAACAAGTTCCTTAACGTCTGATGTAACATCATTCATGTCAGATTCTGTGAGTGCAAAGTCCGTAAACCTCATGATTAAATCTTTTCTGCTCTACCTAGAGGTTCTTCTTCAGGTCCTGCTTCTGCGTCTGCACCAGCAAAATCATCTACTGGTTCATCTAGTGCTGGTTCCATCATGTCACCACCTAGTGGATCTTCTGATGGCATTGGTGCGGCTGATTCTTCTCCAGTCATTGTACCAATAAGAGCGTCGACACCTTCTTTTGAACTTTTGTTAGCATCAAGTAAAGAACTTAGTAATCCTTCCATTTGATTTTTGAATTCTGCGGCTTTTTGTGCACCAAATTCATGTGCCATTGAATCAGCAATTGAAGGTATATCTTCGTTTGCCATTCTACCGATTCTTTCAATGTGGTCTTGAATGTCGTTACTTAAGGCTCTTGCCGCCATAACAACTTCTGCTTCTTCAACACTAGTACCTGAAATTTCTTCAGTAATTGTGTCATCTCCAACCATCTCGCTTACTAGATCATCTAAGAATGTTTCAAATTGCTTCATTTCTTTTAAGTCTGTTATTCCATATTTTTTTGCCATATTATCTACCTTATTTGCTTTTTCTATATCAACACTTTCTAATTCTGAAAATAGTTCGCCTAATGCAAATTCTTTCCAATTATCTTTTCCTAGATAATCACCAATTAGTTCTGCTAACATTTCTTCCGTAGCATTTTCGAAGTTTGAAGGGATATCTTCTGAATTATCTACATCAATTTTTACTTCTGGTTCGTCAATAACGTCCATTATTTCGTCTTCTATGTCTTCTTGCATACTGCCATCGAACATAGGCATTATTTTTTCTGCAATAGCGGCTAGTATCATATCTTTTGGATATCTAGCAGGCATGGCCTCATATTTTTTACTGCAACTGTCCATTATAGTATCGTAGTCGTCGCCACTTTCTGCTAATGAGCAACCGTATTCATGCAGTTCGTCCATTAGTCTGCGATATGTTTCACCTTCGTAGTATAGACCTTCGTTTATCATGATGCCTAATGCATCTCTAACCATAATATTCATACCATAGTTAGGATCTTGTTGAAACTTGTTACTTTTATTTCTTAAATTTACAAGTCTTTTTTCAACATTTTGATATGCTTGTTCTAACTTCTGCTTAGGTAAAACTTTGTTGACGTTGATGTCATAATTTTCTGTTAGGTAATTCTGAAGTTTACCTAATCTAGTTAAGTTATCTGAATTTAAATGTTTTACTTCCATAGTAGTCCCTTCTAATAGTTATATTTATCAAAGAAGTACTTTTATAAGGAGATTAACAGTTGACATTGTGACAGCAAATTGTTAATTGCATTACTAGATTTGTGTTCTGCCTCTGTAAGTTTGGTTTCATAAATTGCCATTCTGTCAAAATTTGTAGAATTTTCCGTTAACTCTTCGTATATTTTGACTTCTACCATTTTAGATACAGCATATTTTTCTGTTTTTAATATCTTATCTATAGTAGACGTATTTAGATCTTCGCCAGTATTCATTGCCGCGGCAACAATATTTGCAACAATGTTTAAATGTATTTCTTCGCATACTATTTCATTGTTTTTAAGATTTACTATATCGTAAGTATCGCCATTGTCAACGACTTCATATATATCTAAAGTAGCAATAATACCACTTAGTACTTCTTGAAGTTGTGATTTTAAATCAGATTCGTTTACTTGTTGCATATAGTCTATATCCGTCTTGTCCATCTTTGAGTTTTACTAGTTTAATTATCTCTCTTTTTCTTAAATCTTCAGCAATCTGAATTTGCCTTTCGCTCATTTTGCCTTTGTAATATGTTCCAAACTCTTTTAATGTTTCACAAAATGAGATTTCTTCGCCCATTATGTATGTTAATCCGTATTTACTGTCTATGCTACGCATTTTTCTTTTTCTTCTTTTTCTTAGTAGGCTTGCGTTTTATTGGTTCTTTGAATAGAGGCATTGCAACGCCACCAATAGCACCTGCTACTGTTTCATTGATACTATTATAGAACGAATCTATGTTTATGTCAACCTCTTTTATACGCATATATGTATTTATCTTTAATCGCCTAACTCTTGTATAGGAATTCCTAATTCACCTGTGCCTGCTACATAATCATCTAGTGTTTTCATTCTTACACGACGTATTAGGTTGTTCAAATAGATATTATAATTTTGTACAGCAATTCTATTCACACCTTGTAGCCAATCCTTCCATGCTTGTTTATCGCGTTTTAAGTCTGTTAATCGTTTGATTTCTTGAATTATTTCATTCATACGGTGTAGTTCGTCATCGTTTTTATCATAAGATTCTTTAATATATGGCTCGTATGATATATAACCCATTTGTTTAATCTTTTCCCAACTGCCAGTAGAGCCTAGTATTATAAAAGGTTGTTTAAATATAATTGCTTTGAGAAACTTTTCTGTTAAAAATATAGAACCTTCAAATTCACTTTCGCCTACAATTTCAATATCACAGTTTCTTCTAGCATTGTAGTACATATAATTATCGCTACTAAAATTTGTGTTAGGATCAAAGTCTAAATGGTTGTGTTCTCTATCAATGTATGTTGGTATTTTGCCTCTAACATTTAATAATGTAGGGTACAATTCTTCGAAACCTTCTGCCCAATTTCTGTCCCATGTTATAGAATTAATATATTTTACAGCACTACTTTGCGTACCTCTCCATTCTTCAGGTGTGCTGTATAAATTATTGTCAAGTAAATGTTCTTTGTGAAGTAATGCTAAAAACAATGTTCTAAACCCACGTTTTGCATTCATATGTTTATACAAGAATAAATGCGGTTTATTAACATCCTCTCTAATATGTTCTAATGGCTTAGAGCATTCCACAGATAAACTCCACATTTCATCAGAATCAATAAGATTTTCTGCTCTAAACTCGCACATGTCTTCCTCTTTTTCAATCTGATAATTGTCATCGAGCATTTGTTGACATACCAATTCATTCCACCCGCCGCAATTAAACATTTTAATTTTGTCTATTGTAGCATAAGGTTTATTAAGTAAATATTTGTCATACATTTCTCTTAAATTTTGAGTGCTATTTGTGTAATAAGTTTTTTCAAATGGTATACCTACTTGGCTAACTAATATATGCAATGCGTCAAACAGTTTATCACTGGCATGCCCTTCAGCCGCATTTTCTATTATTAATCCGCAGTTGTGAAAGTTATTTAAATCATCTATTGCTTCTTGTGTAATGTAAGGTCTTACTAATTTTTGATTTACAAGTTCTCTGCCATAGTAAATTAGTTCTGCAATACTGTCATCGTCACAGCAATCAATACTAATCATGTAAAAGAAACTTTTTGATTCATCAATCTGATCTCTAGGTTTGATAAAACTTTTATCTCCCAGGAAGTGTGTAAAACTATTAATGGTATTGTCAATAGGACAATGCTGACTGGCATCTCTAAGATGTGTTGGGCCTCTGCGGGCCATGTCTTCTAAAAAATCTCTATACCAATTAGGATGATGTACTATTTGCATAGTACATATTTATTGAATGTTTAGTGTACAGTTTTGTTTTGTTGAACTAGATGCCAAACTTGAATACCGTCGTCTAATCTAAGGTCATCTACTGTAAACTGCACAGGCATTTGTGCTAAGAATTTTTGCATAACTTTGATATCATTTGCTTTAACCATTTCAAAAGCCATATCACCCATGCCACTGGCATTCATTGCCAAATCGTCGTCACTGTCTAGGTCCATATGTGCAACATAGTCACCGTATCTAGGACCGTACTCTTGTGCAAATAATTTTTCTAAACTGGTATGTGACATCCAAGTTGGTAATTTTAAATTTTCAAATGCTGATTCGTTGACTGCATCTGGTAAATTGTGTGGATTGACGGTCAAGTGATGTATCCAAAGTGCTCTGGCATCTTCGGCATGATCTATTATCCTTGAAAGTCGTAATTCTACTATATATCTTTTGAGATCATCTAGGTTTTTAATTTTGCCACTCTTAACGTCACTGTCAATATATTCGCCTGCCAGTTTTGCACTAGGACTTAAATTGTCTATATCTTCATTTGTTTTCTTTTTGCCTGACTTCATATTAGCACACCAATGATACATTTTAGCACGTTCACCTGAATACTTTTTAGCCTTGGCTCTTAGACTGGTAACAGAACCTTTACAACTTGCTCCACTACGTTTTACTCTGCCTGGGCGACTTTTGCCTTTCTTCTTACCGTCAGCAAAGTTTTCCCCCTGGATAATAGCAAAGTTGTTGTTTAATAAATCTTCTATGTCAGTGTCGAAGTCTAAAACATTGTAATCTTTGTCTATCAGTAATGCATCTTTCTCATCATAGGGCATAGATCCTCCCTTCCCGTCTGGTCTCATGTGCATTGTGCCGTCCTGTTTTTGTGCAGGAATGATCATCATACCATTACCAATTTTAATTACATTTTCTTGCCATTCCCACGCACTTATAATTTCTTCTGCCTTGCTTTGTGTGATTTCTGGATAATCTGTCACGTTTTCTATTGCTTGTACACCTTTTGGTGTAGGTTCATTGCTAGGTAAGAAAAACTTTTGTTTGCCTTTGTGTGCTTTTTTTAATTTATATGTAGGCATTGTGTTGTAATCTGGTACACCGTACTCGTCTACTTTTGCAGGTTCTAAAATTTCTAATGCTTTATCATATAATTTAGTAAATGATATTTGCTCATTGGACTTTCTATATGCATCCTTGGCCATTTGCAATGCTTTGTTGTGTATTTCTGGCGTTGATGCCTCGTCGCTTAGATGTTCGACCATTGTATCACTAGTGGTATGGCTAAATTGTTTCATTAATAATTCAATAGGCACATTTACTTTGATTGCATCTACTTTTTCTATGCCTAGTAATCTAGCCGCATCATACCTATGGTGGCCGTTTACTAGATAATTGTTTACATCAATTATAAAAGGTTTATCTTTTCCGTAAAAGTTTTTTGCAACTTTTTGTGCTAATCCTGGTACTCTATCTGTTTGAACTGGTTTGATATTTGCTATACTTATTTTGCCTTTTTTGTAAGGTATTTCATTATCTATTAAATCTGGTTCTTTGACTTGGGGCATTTCGTTTCTATTAAAATGCTTGTCGCTTATATTTTTATCTAAATCTGCTATTGCTGATTCTGTTAATTCAGATAATGTTATTACGCCACACCCTGCACGGTTGCCTGCGTTGCCTGTTTTTAAACTTTCTTCGTCACCACCTTTACCTAAGTCGTCTTGATCTTCGTGTACTACAACTGCTCTACCTACTATGCTGGTTGCACCTTGTAATTGAATTGCCTTGGATTTTATTTTGAATGTTGCTACACCTTCGCTGTCTGCTTGGATATTTCCTAAATCGCCTACATGCCCGTTATCTATATCGCCATGATCAACACCGTGTGGATTATAATGTCCACCTGCACTATCACAGCCGTCACTGAGATCACCAAATTCATGTATGTGGAATCCATGTAAGCCTTCTGTTAGTCCGCTTATAGACCCGCTTATGATTGTTGCTTTACCTGGCTTTTGTACAAAAGTTATTATGCCTTTAGCATCACCGTGTCCTAATACTGCAACTGCTTTTATAGGTTGTTCTGCTTCTGCTAGTCGTCTTAAACTTTCGCAACTACATTCTGTTGCTTTTGTTCTTGGACATGCGCCTGGCGTGGTTACTTCGTATAATCTCATTTTAGCACTGATACCTGTACTGCTGGACCATTTTGACTGTCTGCCATATCTAAACTTGTAAATGCTAAATGCTCACTGAATTTTGGAAATTCTTCTGTTGTACAGTTTACTACTTTATCATATCTCCAATTTAAAAATATTAATCTATTAAATCCTTTTTTGTTTAACATGTATGCATAATTTTTAAATGACATTAATCCTACAAGTGTTAAGAACCTTGACTTATCCATATTCATAAATGAACTAGTTAATTCTGTTTCTTCTTCTGAGTCAATAACAAATTGATATGTACTAACAATTAATTTTAAAAATTCAGCACCTACACCTTGCTTTACTTGTTCTAATTGTTGTGCTTGATCTAGTATATGGGCCTGGCCTTGATTACGACCGCCACCAATTGCGCCTTTCAAATTGTATATTCTTAATTCTTCTGGTATTTCGTGCTTTTCATAAAATGGTACTAGTTGTGATTTAACCTGTGCTAATCCACTAAACTTAAAGTCGTCAATACCGTTAACCATTCTACCGCCACCTGACGACACTTCTCCTTTGACTTCTATTTCTTCGCCGTTAACTTTAATATCACCTACTGAAGCAAGTTCTACATTAGGTGATAGCAAACACAATCCAAGTTCACCTGGTCCTCTGTTTGAACCAGATATATTAATTCTAAAATCAAATAATTTTTCATAAAGATCATCTATAAATTCTTTAGATACTGCATCAGTTCCGACAAACATGTCTGAAATTTTAAATACACCAGACTTGTTTAATAATTCTGTGTTTACATAATCTGTGTGTCCGTAAGTTTCAACAAATGAATTTAATTCATCAAAATCATGATCTAGTTGTTCAAGTGATAAAACTAATTGTCTCATAATATTCTTATTAATTCTATGATCGTTTTCCTTACCAGTGTCATTATTTTTAAGTCTATCTTCAATATCCAAATTGTCTGCAGACTCTTTATCAAGTTTTAACATTTTGTAAACTCGTCTAGCAAAATTTGGATTTTTTTCTAATGCAGTCATTATGCTGTTTAATCTGTCTTCTGTTGCATCCTCTTTGATATAACTTTCATTGAGATTAAGTTGTTTTACTTCTGCATCTGGTAATCTATTTTTTGCAAAATGCATTAGGATGTCTCTACCACATGCTTCTGGCCCTTCTATGCTTTTTAATTGGCTAAATGCTGTCATCATCCTTGGTATTGGTAATGCTAAATATGCCTGGAATTGCATATCTAAATTACCAACTGGAAAATGTTTTGATAATAATTTTTTTAGTATAGCAAGTTTGTTATTGTTAGGCATGTTTTCTGTTAGTCTTTTAGTTCTACTTAAAATATCAATGCCTATTAAACTTTCAAATTTGTTCTGTTGATCCATAGACCAAATCATTTTTTCTGCTGTTTCTTGGCCATGCAGTTTGGTATATTTTTTTAGAAGTCTTTCCCGGTTATACTTTTTATCTTTTTTTAGTTTCTTTAACAATTCTTCTTCTTTGCGATCTTGTACAAACTTTTCTGCGCCTTGTCTTTCTCTTTCTAATTCGTCATTAGTTGGATTATTCCAATCTTGCTCAAAGAACTTTTCAGCAACTGGACTGCGTAATAATTCTAATTGTTTTTCTAGTGATAACTTTTCAAACTGCTCAAACACATTTTTCAATTCTTGTGCTTGATCTTCGCCTAGTTCTTTTTTAATGTCTGCTTTCATTTTGTTCCTATCGTAATCTTTTGGTGACTTATGTGCACCTGCTCCGCTCATGTTCCTGGAGTTTTTTGCTACTGGATTATTTTGCTTTGGCATTTTTGGTTTCTTTGCTTCCATAATATTTAGTATCTTTGAATTTCTTATTATGTCTAATTGTTCTTGTAAAGGCAGTTTATCAAACTTGTCAAACACACTTTCATTACCTTGTCTACGAGTAACTTCTAATGCATCTTGAAAACTTGCAAAAGGCCCGTTTTCCATATCACCTCGATTTATTAAAGTTCCTAACACCTGCGATTTGAAAACAGCATCATTGTCTGGATTGTTTAAAAATCCTACTAGGTTATTTACTTCGCCACGTGCCATATAATTCTGCATACCACGTTGCATCATTCTATCGAAGCCTGGCCAATTTGCTCTGGCTTTGTCGTAATCTGAATCAAACTCATTTTCTGGTGGCGTTGATATTGTTCTATCATCATCTTTACTATACATACTGCTTACATCATCACCATCACTGCCGTCTGCATTCTTTCTAAAATAGTTTCCACCACTCACATTGTAGTTGTCTCTGATATATTTTTCTGCTTCTCTTACTGCGGCGGCCCATCTTTTTAATCCAATTACATTTTTGCCATCCTCGTCGGTTTCAGCAGGTCTCCATTCGTGGTTTCCATCAAACTGTTTATATGCTTTAGCCAATAAAGTTACACCTTGATCATTTACGCCACGTTCTATGCCTAAATGGTCTGCTAAATTGCCCCAGTCTGTTTCACTTGCTATACCATTTGAAGAACCACCATTGTCAGGATCAATACCAGCCGCTATGGCCATCTTGTCTATGGGTTTACCTAGATCGTCTTTGTCTATGCCTACATCACCATCAAGTACTTTTTTAAGTATATTATCTAATGCTACTTTAAAACTACCACCACTGCTTTGTTTGTTGGCCATTTCTTTAGCAACCACGTCTTTCATTTTTGCTGGGTACTGTTCCCAATCAAATGCATCAAAACGTTTTTGCTCTGCTTCGTCGTCCATATTTTCCCAACTCATACCACTGCTTCTGTTTAGTGGCTCACCGCTTTTGGGATTTTTTGTTTCTTCATCTGGAAATAAATCTTCTTGTCCAGGTGCACCTTTTCTGCTGTCGCCTTTGTGAGTGACTTCAATACCAAGTCCTTGTAATTTTTGATATACATCACCATCGCCTTGAATAAACTTATCTTTGTCAATTAAGTCCTTCCAACTATAACCATATTTGTTGTTGAATCTATTTACTATTTTTTTATAACCCTTTTTACGCCAGGTGTGATAATAGTTTTTGTTTTTTTCAAATGTATCTATAAGTTCTAAACCGTTTGTGGCATCTTCGGCATCGCTAAAATGACTGGAAGGTATAACATAAACTTTAGATTGGTTTACTTTGTCATTAAAATGTTCTATATGATTATCTAAATATGCCGCTCTGTCGTCATAGTCTTCATCTGTGATAGTATCAAAAAAGTCTTTGTCTATATACACCCAACTGTGACTTGGTATATTAAGTTTTGCTTTTGCGTTGTCTCTGACATTCTTTTCAAAGTCTTTGTTGCGTTTATCTAATCGGTTTTTGTTGGATATGTCTGCTTTTAAATCTATAAATCCTTCTGCTGTGAATATTTTATCTAAAGCATTTAAGAACTTTTTGTATCCTGCAAAGTGTGTCTTAATTATTTTATTTGCGTCTGCATTTGTTCTGTAATGTTCAGATTTGCCTCCAGGCTGTTTTCCTTTGAAATACTTTGGTAGCAAACTAAGAGTGTTTCTTATTATGTAATCGTCGTACCCAGTAACAAAATTATATGTATTATCATCGCCTTTGGACTTTTCTATAAAATCTAATGCTCTTTCAGTATCTCTTTCATCTAATCGCAATGCCCATTCGCTTATTGAGATTCCGTGTTCTTTTCGCATTTGCAATTCTTGTTCTTCATCATATCCAATTGTGTTGATTAACTGCTCACCTACTTTGAGAAGTTGTGTTTTAATTTTATTATACTTGTCAGCATCATCTGTTTCTAAATTATTTAAATGATCCAATCTGTGTCTTAACTTTTGCACCATTGACATTTGAGCAACTTCTTCATATGGATCATCGCTTTTGATATTGACGTGATGGTCCGGACTTGTTGGATGTTCATATCCTTTATAAGGTTCTAAGAATTTTAATATATCTTTTGCCGAATCTTTACTTGTAATCCCATTGGTTTTTAACAATGATGTCCTTGTATTCCAGCCGTTGCCTTTTAACTTAGCAACAAATCCATTCAGTGTTCTTTCGTGATCTAATCCATTTAATGTATCTTGGACTTCTGCTTTGTTGTTTGCAGGCGTTAAATTAACCAGTAAGTCTACAAGTTTGTCTCTTTTAACATTATCTTTAGAATCGTTAGACATAAAGAATTGCCACATCTTACTAGCAATAATATCCATATTTTGCGGAGTCAGATACTCCGGTTCTTTAACTATGTCTTGCCTGAATAAAGTATTCACCCCTTTCTTTAATCTTGCTACTTTTTGTTTGTCAGTACCATCAAAGTTAAAATTATCCATACTTGAAAAAGCCAGTTTTTCTACAGCATCAGTGTTTAGTTTTAATTCTTTGGCAAACTTTCTAAATGCGGCAATGCTTTTAGCACTAACAGGTGCTCTGTTATTACCATCTGCTATGTCTCTTGCCAACAATGTTATTGCTGAACCAAATCTTTCTTGTGCTTTGTCTAATTCGCCTGCCGCTCTCTTGCTTGGTGACATACTGTTAGGCTGTACATATCCTTTGATTGTTTCTTCTTCTATTTCTACTTTAGTCCCAGTACCTTTTTCGAAATCTTTTATTTCCTGCTTCCATATTTTATCTGCATCTGGACTACTTAATTTTTCATAGTTTTGTAAATACTCAACACTGGCACTTAGAAATTTAATTACATCAAAGTAATCTTTTTTACCCACAATGCCTTTTGCAGAGTCTATTATTTCGTGATTAACTACTTCTAAATTTTTTAATTTTTTAGGATCTATTTCCTGTGACTTACGCAATAATCTAAATACTGCTTTAACATATTCTGGTCTAAAAGCATCTTTACTATATCCTGCTTTCATTACAGTAGCATATCTCACACATGCTTTAACAACTTTATCATACATTGTGTTATAGTCTACACCGCCGGCAATTCTAAACTCTATAAGGTTATTTCCTGAGTCTTTATCAGTCTCGCCTTTAAAATTTATACTGTTAAACTTACCAGAGTCTATGCCTTTAGCAAGTTCTTTCTCAAATGCTTCAAAACTTTTTGCATCACCACGTTTCATGCCTTCTGCATATTTTAATACATTTTGATATTGACTTTTTGTGTAACTGTTACGCAATCTACCAAACTCTGCAAGTAAGTATTCATCACCTAATAGCAATGCCATCTTTAATTTGTTTGGTTCTGATGCCTCAGATCCCCAAAATTCATCATCGTCTGTTTTTACTAAATCTCTTTGTTCACCTTGCCAACTCATAGTAACATGTAGTCCTGTAGAGTTGTTTGTGCCAAAGTTTTCTTCACTCCAGTCAAACAAACTCTTCATTTCTGTAAGCATTTTTCTAGGTGAATCAAATACTGGCGAAATTAATTCTGCACCTGCTCCTTCATCGGCTTCTATACTGCTATCAGTTTCTACTGACCAAGCAGTTGTGGTATTAGTGGAGCCATACTCACCTATTTCCGGATAGTCTGTGAATTTACTATTATCTCTGATCCATGCCATTAATTCATCTGCAACACCTTCAACATCGCCTTCACTGCCACTAGAATAATCATAACCATAATCATCAAGGAAACTGCTCATAT